CTTTCCGCACGGCCAAATTCATAAGGAAACTCAATGTGATGCTCCAAGATGGCGTGCGCCTACCCAAGGCAAAGGTCAGAGGTTCAAATCCTCTTGGGTGCGCCAATAATTTCAATGTGTTAGGTGCTGTTTGTGTGCGTCAACGTGTGTGGAACTCGCGCGAACCTGATGTGAACGACTCGTCAACTGTCGTCGCGGTGTGGCACACGGCTGACACAACAGCCAACGATGCGGCTCGCGCCCGCATTTACGCTCATATCAGCCTGCTCACGATTGAGTACGCAAGCACAGTGATGACGCTCAGTCCGGCAATGGCCGCATCGCGCTTGGCCTTCCTCATCCGCCGGATCGACCCGACACGCTGGCGAGTATTTGAATTGCGATGTCTGGGCTGGATTTCCACGCGAGAGCTGCCAGAGCCCAAATTACGAGGCGCAACCCGCGCTCGACCATCGTGATGCGCGCCTCGATGTCCGGGATGCTCTGCAGGTCGCGGCTCTGATCCTGTGCGGAGTGCTCCAGCAATCTCAGACGCAATTCGTGGTCCTCGATCAGAGTCGCGCGCTGATCCATCTCGCGGCGGATTGACGCCACTTCGCGATCGAGTGACCTCCCCCAGCCATTGGCGAAAGGCGGCGGTTCCGGGCGGTAGAATGTGTCTGCCATTATTGATTGTCATCGTTTAGGACCGTGAAGTGACCGACGCGAAACGCGCTGGAGGTTGGCACCACTGCTCACGCGCGACGTTGTTTCCGGCGATCTGTTTCGCCGTGTCGTCCGTCAGTACGTCCTTGCGGGATGGTCTGATGGTCTCCCACGTGCGGCACACCTGCTGAGCCGTGCCCGTGGGCTGCTCAATCCCTGTAGTACCGCTCGAGCACGCCGCCAGGCTTAGCAGTGGCAGCGCGACGAGCTTCCTGAGCCCTCGCATCGATTTTTGCCCCTTGTCTCTCAACGCGAGCACGCTCCTTCTGAACGCCCTTCTGCACTCGCGTCGCATCCCACGCGACGTAGCCGACGATGACAGCGGCAGCGATGCCGACATGAAAGCCGTAGCGGGCCAATATCACAGCGATCATTGTCTGCCCTCGACATGCTGGCGAGCCCTACGGCCGATCGCGATCGAAACGCAGAAGACGAGCACCGCGAGCCCGAGCGCTTTGGCATTGGCCCCCGCCTGCTTCATTGCGGCCTGCAGTGGCTCCAGAGAGGTCATTGCAGCGATGGCATCGAGCGCAACCGCCATGGTCTGTTCTGCATAGATCGAGACGCCAGCGCCGATGGCACCGAGGCCAGACCAGATTTGACCAGACTGCCTGAGAGGCTTTGCCGCCTCCTGCTGGACTGCTGCCGGGCCTGTGATGGGGTATTCTTTCCAGGGGAGCTGGAAATGCGGGGTATCGACAAACCCCTTCCAGTCCCCGCCCCACTCGATCGGAGTACCGAGATATGCGGCGGCGGCTTTAAGATTCTTCGCCACGGCAGCCATATCGTCTGCGTCATAGCTCACGCCGTCGTCAGTCACGGCCACAACGTCGATGGCGTGGCCGGTGAGATGGCGGGATTTGAGTGTCTTCGACTTGCCGGCGGCTAGGAGCGCCTTTTGCTCTTCCAGGGTGCGCAGTCCGCAAGTGACGTGGAACCTGCCGCCAAGCTCCGCTGCTCGACGGGCAACGGCCACGAGGTCGGGGTGCACGCCTTGGAGTTTCGTTTCGGAGCGAGGGGCCAAGGTCATTCCTGCGGCTCCTGTCCGGTCATGGCGTAGCCGCCTGCGAGGATGCCAGCGAGGCCGTACTTGCGCAGGATATCAATCAGCTTGTCGTCGAAAACGACGTAGTTGCGAGAGCCTTCGCCAGAAGCGCGGGAGCGTTGGTCGAGGTATTTGATGCCGGGGATGCCGGCTTCGCGCATCACATTAGATGCTCGCGCCGCATCTGCACTGCCAATGCCGCCCATAATTTCGCGGACAATATCGTTTCCGTCAGGCATGGGTTGCCCCATCTGTTGCCTCACATATCCGAAGTCCTCAATTCGCTTACGAAGCTCTGGGGCAGTAGCGTCAAACTTGGCCGCAAACCGCTTTAAATCATCGGCAGATTTAAACGGCTTGTCCCAATCAAGGAACTGCTCGGGGTCGGCCTTGATGTTGACCTCGTACATGCGGCCAGTCGGCCCGCCAAACACTTCATCTTTGATTCCCCAAGCGTCCTTCAGCGCCCGCATATACTCGTCGCCGCGCTGTCCATAGAGCCGTTGCAACTTTTCGAATGGCGTGTTCATCGTGTGTTCAAGCCGGGACGTCTGCGCCACCAATGCCGCAATGTCATCACTGTAACCTAGCGCACGAAGCCGATTCGCCATCACAGGCTCCGCATTGCGGATGTCCTGGCTTTTCCATGCCCGGTCGGCTGAAAGCGCGTCCCGATAGCTCTTCGCCACGCCTTCATTCTCGGCAAAGTACAGCCCATGCCCATACGCCTGCGCCCCTTCGCCCGTCCCAATCTTGCTCATGTCGAAACGGTCGAAATCATGAGGGGAGCCGTGATAGGCGCGGATGCCGGTGGGCTGCGACGCCCGCCCACCACCGCTCCCCAAGCTCACGCCGCCACGAGCGGCCCTCATCGGCATGCTTCCCAGCATAGCCGCACCTGCAGCGTCATTCGCTGAATGTGCGATTTCATCAGGGTGGACAGCATTGCCCTTCACGATATCGCCCATGGTGGACCACGCATGGCCACCGAGGAACGAGGGCACTCCGTAGCCGACAGAGTTGTTATACCCCGACATGACCAAGGGCATGAGCATGGCCCGCTGGTCTGTTTCCCAATGGGGGCGGGTGTCTTTCTCACTGGTCAGGAAGGATGCTTGATCAGGTCCGGCAACGATCGGATTAACGGGGGACCGCCGCATCGGCCCGACCTCGGGGCCTGCTTGCTCTGGACTTGAGTCACTCGGACCGAACGTCGGCTGATAGCCCGATGTGTCGTAGCCGGCCAATGCCAAGTTCTGCCGCTGTCGCCTCGTGCGCGCGTCATCGGACAGCAGGAACTGGGCAAGGCGTCGCGTGTTCTCGTCCATCAGCTTGCCTTTCTCGCGCCTTCCTCGAACACAGCACCGAGCTGATGCAACACCGCGCGCAAGCGTGCGATTTCCTCACGGGACGCCATAGCCTCGGCTTTTGCCGCAAGCGCCTGCTGCTGCAGGTCTGCCAGAGCGTCTGCAAGCGCTGGCGGCAAAGTCAGTTCTGTTCGGGTTTCAACGCGCTCGCCCTTGCGCTTTGCAGCTTCTGCGAGCCGCGCGGCGAAATCCGCCGCCCTCGCATCACGACCAGTGGCGGTCATGCGTGTAATCCGTGGGGATCGGGTTTGCGTCCTTCAACGCCCGAGCCTTGAAGATCAGGCCAGACTTGTACTGAGCTGCGGCGGCGCCGAATGCAAGCATCTGGTGTGCATCCATCGACACCAGTGAATTGTCCGCCGCGATCCAGAAGAAATCATAGGTCGGGCTCATCCATCTCAGATCGCCCGGCTGACTGCCGGCCGCAACGGCCGATGCTGCGAGAGTACATGACGCAGCGATGTTGATTTGGGATTCAGCATCAAAATTGTATAATCGGCCGTTGTGGGTGATCGTCCGCATCCGTCGATCGCGTTCGGCGTTGACCATTTCAGGCGTCGGCGCGTCGGGGTCAAACGACGCTACGATGACGGCAACAGCCGCCACCTGTTCGGGGGTTTCCGTGCCGTCGTAATCGACGCGGTACGTTGAGCGATCATTTCTGCGCCCGATTGAAACACCTACGACGGCAGGGCACACCGCAGTTGCCGCTTTGGTCAGCCGTTGCGCGATTGTCATGTGAGCCTCCAAAATTTAGTACATCGTCGTCACGATGAGAGCAGACTGCTGCGTGCCCGGCGAACCGTTGTCTCCGTACATCGTACAGCCCGTATTGCCTCTTTCGTTTGCAGAAAAAAAATGCCAGCCGAGTCCGGCGGGGACGGCATGCGAGCCAATGACGGAAAGGACATCTCCCGCGTTCGGGGCGAACATTCCGATTGCCCCGTCGAGAACTGATGTACTGTCGTAACCAACGCCCGCACGCGCGCCACTGGCTGTTGTAGTAAACTGGGCGCTATATGCAGCCTCGAATAAATGCGACCCGGCCTCGCCGCAGATTGCGGAGACACGCATTGTCGGTGAGCCGTTTGCGGCCCGAATGGTCGCGGTGGTGTACGCCCATGTATCCGTGCTGTCCCCAACAACCATTGCACAAGATACACGATTGTAGGCGTTCCAAACGCCGATAATTCCCGCAGTTCCGTTTGCGGAAATCGCGCCATATTGGAAGTCGATTTGCGACGATCCGTTACTGCGGATGGTCCCGACATACGTTCCGCGCTGAGCTGCCGGGCCATTCGTAATGGCGACCTTGTTCACCAAAATGCCGTTGACGCGCTCGAGTTCTGTCGTGCCCGCGCCGGTCCCGCGCGCCGTGTCGGACGACCAGGCCGGACCTCGTGTGAAACGGTAGGTGCCGCTGTCGCTCCACACGAACAGATCGTAATTGCTGTTTGCAGCAACAGCCGCAGGGCTCTTCGTGCTGTCCGTCGTCGCCTGCGATAGCTCGCCGCCGATGTCCGTCATCGTCCACGTGCTGCCGTTGTAGAGCGGCACATAGCGCCCCGTATAGGGGGTGTAGTAGACCGTCGTCGCCGCGCTGATCGTTGAATTGATCAACGGCGTTGCCGTGCTCAGCGTGATTCGGCCTTGCGGAATAGACGGAGAGCCACCGCCGCTCCCGCCAACAACCGCCGTGCCGTCCGCCTTGGTGTAGGCGATGACGCGCCAGTTGCCCGAGGAGTCGGAGCCGGCAATGAAGCTGTCGCCTGCCGCCGTCGTGATGCTGGCCCCACCGGGGAGGATCAGAGACGTTGCGTTGTGCGTCAGAGTCAGGGCGCCCGTGAACGTTACGAACCTGATTTGATTGGGAACGGTGCCGAACCCCGTGATCGTCGTCGTTCCGGTGATGCTGATGCGCTGAGAAGCCGTCGCGCCGATGTCGCAGGTCGTGGCCGACGCCACCGTGATTGTGTTCGACCGAAACGAGCTTCCGTGCAGGGCGTGCCAATTTGTGCCGTCCGAGACAATGCGCACGCTCAGGAACCGATTGAGCGTGAGAGACGCCGCACCGTTGATCGTCGATGTTGTCGGCGTGATCGTAACGACGCCGGAGTTGATGTTCGCGAGGTCGAAGAAAAAGCCCGCACCGAAAGACGACGTTGCCTGTGGAAGCGTGACCGCAACCGAAGATGTGTTCGAGATCGTCACCAGCTTTGCATGATCGCCGGAAACGACCGTGTAAGACGTTCCCGTCTGAGCGTTGACCGCCTCGACAGAAGTCAGCGTGCCGGAAACGGATACAGTACCGCCAGTCGACCCAACTCCAGAGGAAGACAATCCAGCGCCTGCCGTGATGCCCGTCACAGTGCCGGAGCCCGCGCCGTCCAGGCCCTTGTCACCGGCCGGGGAAAACGACACAAGGACAACATCGGAAGCCGAGAATGATCCGGCAGTATCCCGAACCGAACACGACCCGGTTAGCCAAGTGGAATTGTCTGTGATGGCGCTCGTCACATCCAAGATAATGAAATTCTGAGTGCCGCTGGACTTCCGCAGCGTAAGCGTGCCGCGACGTGCCGTCGTCGTGCTGTCGTCCCAGGTCCGCACCCATCCGGCAGCACTCGGATTGCCAGTTTCGCCGGTGGACGCGCTGATTGCAAACGCCGTCGCAGATCCGATCGTCGCATTGTTCAGGCGAAACTTTCCGGCCCCCGGATCGGCCATGGTCGTTGCGGTGTCCCAGGTCCAGCGGATGCCGCCGTCAGAACCGTTCGGCCCCATCGCGCCTTGCTCGCCCGTGGAAGAGAACTGAATGTGGAGCTTGTCGGATGACGAAAAGGTCCCGTTGCTGCCGATAAACTGGACGGGAATCTTGGCATAGGAGCCGGCATCCGTGATCGCGCCGTTAATCGAGTATTCGAGATAAGTTCCCGGCGTGCCGACCTTCGTGAACCTCAGACGCCCGCGTGCGCTGGTGCCCACGTCATCCCAACTGAGGATGACGGTCGCGATGTTAACCGCCCAATAGTCGGTTTCACAGATGTATATGGTCGTCGCGCTATTCGCCGACGCGCTGTTTAGTGCGACAAAGCCCGCGCCTGGGTCAGCATCCGCCGTTGCCGTCGAAAACTTGTACGCGTACCCTACCAGTCCGATTAGATCCATAGAGACTAGCGCCGGCTTAGCAAGAATGTCGAGATGCAGTGCAACGTTCTTTACGCGGACCTCGTTACCGCCGTCGCTTGCCGTCGAGCCAGAAATTGTGTGCGTGTGCGCCCCGCTCGGTTGCGTTTGTGTGGTCGTGTTCCACTGTGGCAGCGTAGTGTTTTGCACCCCCAAACTCCCCTCTACCGTGCCGTAGAGGTAAGTATGAGTGTGCGCCCCGTTGATGTCTGCAACGAGAGATCCTGCCGTGTGCGAGTGCGACTTGTTCTGGTCGGCTTGAGTGCTGCCAGCCGTTCGCGGGCCAGACGTGTCGATTGCCGTTGATGTGGCGGCAAAGCGCAGGAAGTACCCGGCTGCCGGCGGCAGGTTGAACGTCGTCGAGGCAGATCCCCACGGATACCCCCACCCCGAGACGACGGTGTTGAGTTCGGGATAATCCGTCTTGCTGATTGCCTGCGTCGTTTCCGTCAGACGGATGAAACCAGCCTCGGGCGAGGCCGATAGAGACAGCGTAGGCGAGCCGACCTTGAGCCCGAAAACATGAGCCGACAGGAGAGACGGCGCAAGTTCGGAGAGACCGGCATTCGAGCCTACCAAGATGAACTCAGACGTTGCCGCTTTGTACATCGCGCCGTACACACCGCCGGCCAGCATGGAATTTGCCGGGAGCGACGTGGCTGTTTTCGCGCGAAGCGGGACAGCGGCAAGACCGTTGATGGAAAGCGTTGCAGATCCACCGTTGGCCCGATCTGCGGTAAACCAGATCGTGAATCCATCGACATACGCTGTGATCGCGCTGTTCGTGGTCAGGGTGTAGGCGTTGGCGGTTCCGCCCGTGGTCAGCGTTGCACCGAGATCCCGGCGCCATTCCGCGACGCGGGCCATAAGTTGCCGGATACCGTCATTGACGAGATCCGGGTTCATGAACTCCGCCATGTTGATGGCAGAGTCTGCGGTGGCGTTGGTCGCCGGAGTCGTTGACCATTTGTAGATGTCTGTCATGTGCTGGGCGTTCCCGTGATGACACAGGTGAGGGGAGACGCAGAACGATGTGGGTTTTCGTTTACTTGATCACGTCGGCCATTTTGTTTGGCCTCGGATCGGCGTTTCACACGCTATGGAAGGCAGGCCACTGGTACATCGTCGTCGGCTTCACGCCGACCGTGTTCGCGATCGCGTATTGGTTTTCCTCGGACGATGACCGAAAAGCATTCATCGACGGCCTGTCGCGGCCGTTTCGTTGGAGAAATAGGAAATGAGAGGCGCACGACCAGTCTGAACAAGCGCCGTGTTTAATCGCTCCAGTGCAGCTTGACCGCGCTGAGTTATCGCACGCCCCCGGCCATAGTCCATCAATGCCTTGGCGAGTACATCACGCTGGATGCCCTGCGCCGACAGAAGCCGCGCGGCATCGGCTGAAATCCGCGCGTTCTTGGCGTCGAGAGCACCACCCAGAAGCGCATTGATGATGCGATACCCTGCTTCAAGCCCGAGGCCGCTGATTGTCTTGGTACCGAGCTTCTCGGCAGCTTCCCGGCGCGTCGCTGCGTTGGGGAATTCTTTCTGCGCAGCAGTTCGCGCGGCTGTTTGCGTGCCCTGATACGCAAGGTTTCTCGTGTTGGCGAATGCCGTCTCTGCATCGAGCCGGCGCAGCAACTGATCGGGTCCGGGGCCCCAACGTGGGGCTGCGCCTGGCGGGTCTGCGAGGATCATGCGGAGCTTGTCGCGCGCGTATTCCGATCCCAACGCCCTGCGAGCTGCGCTTGCACCAGCTTCGCCCTGAGACGTGGCCGCGTTGCCCATGATGTCACGGATTTGACCGCGGGCGCCTTCCAGGAACGCATCACGCTCTATTCCGCGCATGCCGGCCAGATCAGCCCTCAATTGGTCGGGATGGGTGCCGCGGCTGAATGCCTGCCTGCCGGCTTCCACCCCCTGGCTGTACTGGAAACCTTCGCCAGAGAGTTCGCGCGCCCTTGCCCAAGGGCTGGCAGCCGGATTGCCCGGACTAAGCAGATTATCTACCTCGTTTCGGATGGCACGAGCGAGATTGGAATACACCCGCTCTTCGTTGGTGCCGCGTCCGGCGCTGCGCGCCATGTCGTCGAGGCCGCGCTTGATCAGATCGAGGCCTTGCCCGGTATTGATCGCCCGCGCAAGATCAACGCCTTCGGCCTGCGCCAATTGCTGCGTCTTGGCCCAAGCCGCCTGTGGAACGCGCTGCACCAGGTCAACGAGGGTTTGGTTGACCGGGATCTGCGTTTCATAGAACGCACGATAGAACGGAGCCGCCTGGGCCTGCGCCAGCGCCGTGCGTGCGGCTTCCGATGCCACGAGGTCGCGCGCCGGACCAAGAACGGCAGTCGTGTCCTGTGCAATCCGGCCGGCTGCCCCTGCGTTCCTCGCTTCCATCGCGTCGACCAGGATCTGCTGTCCGCGACTCGGTTGCGTTGTAATTCCCTGCGCTTGGCTGCGCAGGTTCGTCCCCATGTCGGCCAGCATGCCCTCTGGGCCGAGTTGCGCCGCCTGCTGTGCGTATCTGCCCGGCGCGGGAGGATGCGCTTGGTTGCCGACGTAGAGGCCGTCGTCACCCATGGCCCTAGTAACGCGGTCGATCGCCCCACGCTCCATGCCCTGAAGCGGTCCGGGAATGCCGCGGTACTTGTCTGCCCCGTACTTGATGGCGTTCGACACACCCGTTGCGACTGGCGCGGCTACAGCGCCGAGAGTGCCACCAATTGCTGCGCCCTTCCCGCCCTCGACAAGCCGGCTTGCAAGTCCGTCCTCGCCCAATCCAGCGCCGTATGCAGCGCCGTAAAGCATGCCTGTCCCGCCAGCCGCGGACATTTTGCCGAGCATGGAAGCGCCGCGAGCCGCCGAGAATCCTGGAGTTACAGGGGCGGTTGCCAGAGCGCCACCGAGCTGCAGAGCCATCGACGTTTTGGGGTTCCGCGCATCGAACGCCCGTTGACGGGCTCTCGCATAGGCTTGCGCCTCATCGCGCGGCGAACCCATGGTGCCGCCCGTCAATCCGTAAGCAGCGCCCTTCAGAGCGCCCTCGATCTCGTCGCCCCAAGATCCAACGGGCGTCCCGCGAACTGCGGTTTCCAGATAATCGTTGATCGTGTGCAAGATGCTCTGCGCAGGCGTCTTGAACTTCGATTCATTGGCTACGTGATAGTTGGCCCAAGCGTCCAGGGCTTTCTTACGATCTTCGCCCTCCAGCTTCAGTGTGTCGGCACGAACCTCACCTTCCGGCCGATCAAACGAGATCCCGGCGTAGGAGCTGGGTGGGCCTATGAACTGTTTGAAAGGGTTTTCGGCGGGTGCCGGCAGGGACGCAGTAAACCGCGTGAACGGGTTCTCGCCTACATCGGGAACAATCCGAGCGTTTGGAAACGCGACACTGATGCCGGCTTCTTTTGGATCAGCCATCAGCGTGCCCCAAGAGCGCGATCCGACGCACCGGCGCCGAAAGTTTCATCAAAGTATTTTCGCATCTGCGGCGATGGGTTCCGCCGAAGCATATCGATTGCCGGCTGTGGCACGCTCTGCTGCGGCCCTCTTACCTCTGCCGATGGGGTTGGCATGGGCTGGGCCTGCTCTGGAACTCCGGGGCTCATTGCTGCCGGTGCGCCGTTCGCAGAGCGGCGAGCCCGAGCAACGCCAAGGTTGATGACCTCCCTGATGTCCGCCAAAGCGGCGTCGAAGTCACGAGCGCTCTGCGCCCGATCAAGACGCGCCAGAGCTTGCGTCGCCTTCGCGCCCTCGGCCTCCGTGATGGCGCCGCCACCGCGAAGCGAATTGAACGCCTCGAGAAAGACCCTGCCCTTGGCCTGCTCGACCAGATTGGAAAAGCCGCGAGCATCGGTTCCGGGGATGTATGGCGTGATCGTGCCCGTGGCACCGGTACCCCAATATTGGCCGGGATGCGCCGTAATTTGGTCGATCGTTTTGAGCGCCAGCGTCGCGTTGTCCTCGATCTGTGGCAAGGTGCTGATGGCCTTTGCTCTCGCTTCGCCCAATTCCTTGTCGCGAGCCTTGCGGAACTCAGCCGACTCTGCCGGCGGCGTCGTGCCTGGAAGGGGATAGACGGGCTTTGCAGTTCCTGACCTCGGATCGACCGTAATGAGCTGCTCGTTTTCCTTGAGCACCTTCACGTTATCCGGCGGCGTAGTCAGCTCCCGCAGAGTCTTGGCATTCTGCAAGCGCTTCGCTTCCACATCCAGCGGCCCGGTTTGCTGAAGCTGAGCGTTCTGCAAGCGCATGTGTTCCATCTGAGGGCCGCGGTATATGTCCTGCGCAATAAGCGAAGGATCGCCCGTTGCACGGGCAATGCCGAGAATGGTCGGGTTGACGCCGGACATGCTCGGGCTGTTCATCAGTTCATTCACGGCCGCCCGGCGCTCGCGCTCCTGGCGCATCTTGTCCGCCTGCTGCATCAGCGGAACTGATCTCAACAGCCCGCTGCCGATGTCCTGCCCTTGGCTCGACGCCGAATAGAGACCGAGGCCGGCCAGCACCAGAGGATTCTCAATCGAGCTGCGGAACAGGCCGACAAGCGGGGAGTCTGTGTTTTGAGGCATCGTCGTTGACCTCGGCAGGATTGTGATGGGCATTGCAGCTGCAGTCTGCGGCGATGGCTGTGCGGTCGGCGTCGGGCCGCCCAGGTTCGACCGGCCGGCCTCATAGTTGGCCATGGCGCGCATCAGCGGCTGTCTGTGATCGGCAGAAAGCGGCGCGTCTGGCGCAAGCCCAAGGGCATCGGATACGGATTTAATATATTCGTCCGTCGAATTGTTATCGACGTTTCGAGGGGCCCACCGATTGATGATTCCCGACACCGTGTTCAGGCCGTGCTTGCCCTGATACGTGTCGAGGATACGGCCCATCACCCCATAGCCTTGCTCCGGCGTTTGGAATTGCGCGAAGCGGCCGTTTTCCCCGAGCGTCGCGCCATAGCGCGACATCCACGGGTGAAACTCTACAGCGCCGGGATTGTTGTAGCGCTCGGTAAGGGGCGCCATTAGACACCAACTCCGAAGCCCATGCGCCCTGGCGCTGCGGAATACCCATAACCTTCGTATTGATATGGGTTCACATAATTTCTCGGCAGCCCGAGTGCACCGGGCACAGATTGCGACCCCAAAAGCTGCCCAAGACCACCCAGAGACGCGGACGGATTACCCGTCAGCATGCCGCCGACTGCCATTGCGCCGCCAAGGATCTGGCCAAGGCGATTGGGAGGAGTCGATTGCGTCGTCGAGCCCGATTGACCCAAGCCGCCGATGCCTCCGATCACCCCTTTCTGCCAGTCCAGAGCGCGCAGCGGCGCCTGCTTCTCTGCCATGGCCATGGCATCGCGCTGCGCACCCACGTCGGCCAGAAGACGAGCATTGTAGAGCTGGGCCTGATCGAGCTGCGGCGCCATCGACGCGCCCTGGAACCCGGCATTGTGCAGGATGCCGGCCGCCTGCATCTGATTGCCGCGCTCCCGATTGTACTGATCCATCATCACCTGATTGGTGTTGCGCGAAAGGGCATCGGCAAGTGCGCCCGTGTGTGCGCCGTTGCCGCCGTACCGTCCCGCGCCCGAAAACTGCGCGTTGACCCTGTTCGCGACCGCATCGTTCGACGCTCGCAGGTAGTCCGAAATGTACGGGTTGTTGAGCATGTCGCCTCGGGCCGAAGCCGAAAGCGCATCGAACCCGGTCTGATACCCTTGACCAGCCCTCTGCACCAACGGACCGAGAGATTGCAGCGATGCGTTGGTGCCCGACCGTGCGACGTTCTCGACCATGCCGAGGCTGTCCATCGTCTGCGCCCCATACGTTGGGGAGAACGCATCCGAGGTACCGGCCGATTGCGCGCGGCTGAGGATGTCCTGCAGCGCTCCCTGAGCGGGCTTCCACGGGCCTGTCTCAGTCGTGGTTGTCGTCTGCGACTTGCCCATCAGAGATCCCTTTCAAGAAGCACGTGCGTCATTTCATAGTGCGGCAGTCGCTTTGCCCATCCGCGTCTTGCCCAGGCGTTGATGCGCTGGCACCCGTTCGCCCTGGCCCATTCCTCGATTTCAGAGAGCAGGTGCAGCCATCGCGTGGCGTCCTCTCCGATGCACGCCTTGACGGTGCAAATCTTCATGCCGCTATCTGCCGCGCCGATTTCAGTGATGACGCAGCCGGCCACTTCTTTGCCTTCCGTGACCAGCCACAATTGCCAGTGGCCGGTGCCGATGCGATAGGCGATCGTCCGAATCGTCATTTCGCCGCGCGACCGATCCGCCATATTCATCAGGCGCAGCTGCACATACGGCCACACATCATTGAATGCTTCACGTGGAACAAGATCGAGAATGAAGCGGTCCGCCTGCTCTTCCGTGTCCATCAACCGCCCATGAAGCTCAGATGAAATTCCCTGTCGGTCTGCGCATTGTTCGCGTGCGTGATCGTGATCGTTCCTGCCGCCGTCACAACCGCATAGGTGGTCGCCAATGCCGCAGCCGCGTTGGCAGTCTTGGCCGTCAACTGAACCGAACTGTCGGCGTTAATGTTCGGGTTCGTGACGACGGTCGTCGTCTGGTTGGCTCTCAACGTGACGGTCCCGACCGCATTCGAGCGGCCTCGGGTCAGGGAAATGACAGCAGCGGCAACGTCTCGCTCGCTTGCGCCCTGTGGCGTGATCTCCCTCATCTGTTGCCGCCGCCTTCCGTGTGTGTCTCAAGGCCCTTAAGTGTCGTCCATGAAGCGCCTGCAGGGATCGTGATGCGTGCTCGGGCGTACTTTCCCGCACACCAAGCAGACACGCGACCCGTGTCCTCCATCGACTCTGCCGCCGCGAACGTCACGGCGTCGCCGTCCCGCTCCCGAGCGGCAATCTCGACCTGCGCAGCACTTGAGTCGATGTGTGGCGTGGTGCCCGTCACAAGCATCGACGGCCCCTTGAACCCGTCCGCCGTGGTCCACTGCGCAGCCATGTTCTGACCCTGAAACGACGCGAGCTTGTGTGCCGTGTCAAAGAAACCGATCAGGCCGGCGCCACCGCGCCAGAAACTGGAATCCAGAGAAAACGGCAGCGTATCCAGCGTCCCGTATGAGTTCATGGTGTCGATGGTCACGCCCTGCGTGATCCACTGCACCAGGCACTCAATGCTCACGTTGACGATGGTCGCGTCCTGCAACGCCCGGTCATAGATGAGAGCCCTATCGGGGAGCGTCGTCGAGCTGTTTGACCTCGACACATAGGCAAACACGATCCGCTTTGAAATGGGATCTGGCACCGCCATCATCAGGGATTCACCGCCAGGGCGAATGTCGTTCAACAGGTAGCGCGCCCACCGTCCGATGCCGATAGGCTGTGACGAGCCGCCGCCCACATCGAACTCGTAAAGCCCATCCGACGACAGGTAATAGGCCGTTCGACCGATACGCACAAGGGAATGTGGCGCGATTAGACCGCGAGCGCCCTCAACTTCGTCGAACTGAAAAATTTCGCTCGACCCTGGCACATAAGTCATGCGGGTGACGGACTGCTGTTGAAACACATAGCCAGTTTCGCCGCCGATCAAGCCCTTGACCGGACCACCCGCACGCGCGTCCTGAAAGTCGGACTGGTTCGTTCCTGGCGTCCAGCTAGTTGCATTCCCGATCGCAGACCATTGCACGCGGGCTTCCGCCGACGTGATCGAGCCTGCAAACACGAAATCACGCACGGTTGCGACGTAACGGGCTTTCGGAGCTGCGGCGATGTCTGCAAAAGACCCGCCACCGCTCGAAAGCTGCAGCTTGCTCACGATGTTGGCGGCAATGACGTTCGTGCCGCCGAATGTCGTGAACTTCCATAGGTCGCCCTGCGGTACGGCATATCCGCCGGCGCCGATCGCGGACCACGTGCCAACGGCACCGAGCTTGTAAAGCTGGCTTGCCGTGCCGGCATAGTGCGTTGCCGTGCCGTCGTCACCGAGGATAACCGCAGCGCCGACGCATGCCAGAGGCAGCGCAGACGTAGCCGCGACTGGTGATCGCAGCGCAGCAAATCCGTTGTCGGCCGGGACGCACCCGACCGCCTCATTCACCACTGCGGAATTGACGCCAGCGGCATCGGGCCGCCACGGTCCGAACGGGATCATCCGATAGGCTCGAAACTAAGCGCCATGTTTCCGCTCAGTAGTCGCCGGTGTGATGCGGTGCGATTTACACCTTCCACAGCCGACTTGTACCGAGCGAGGTAGGCGGTCGCGAGCTCTGCGTTTCGCAGGAAGGTGAACGCCTCGTGCAGCACTGCATCGAGGTACAGCATGGGAAACGCCGTCAGCGTCGTGCTGGTCGACGCATCGACCGTTAAGGCTGCCGGTTGCGTGAAGATCGTAACCGAAAGAGACACGGCGGCTGCCGGAGCAATCTTCAACGTACCCTGCTCGACCGTGTAATACTGCGAATCACCGGTCGAACCCAATTCGATCCACACTTTGAAGCGATCAGGCGGCATGTACTTTATTTCCGTGTCTTGACCCGACACGGTGAGGCCGCGGACATCAAGGCACCGAGACGGAAGCACCACGGTTCCGGCAACGTCCGTGGTGAGCGTCGTTACGGTTTCGATGTCATCGCACCGGAGCGCCGGGGAATAGAGCGGATCACCCGGCCGGCCCGATCCGTGAAATATGCGCTGTTCCGCGGCTGCGACGAACGTCTCGACCATGTTTCCAAATGTCGAGTCCGTTCGCGCGCAATAGGTCTGCACCTGAGCCTTGAGCGTCGCGAAATCAGAGATGATGGTCACAGGCGGCCCCCTCCTGTGCGCAGCCAGGCGTATTCACTCGAGTTGAGCAAGGCGACGACCTTGGGCCAGTGATCGGCGTTGAAAAAGTCGATGCCGTGATCGTTCTTCCATTTCAGGATGACGATGTGCGGGATCGATGCCACGCGCCACATATCGGCATCGGCACCCCAATGCGATCGGCCGCCGTTCTCGGATGCCTTGTTCGCATCCAAGATTTGCTCGGCGTCCTGCTGATGGCGCAGAAAGAGGCGACCGTCTCCGGTCGCCTCCACCAGTGTCTCGACGCCACCCGCTGTGCGGTTAGCGAGGGTGTAGCTCATCAGGACAGCGCCATAATGAGAGCGTTCTGCTTCTCGTCCATGCACTTGAGCGTGACGGCGGTGCGGAGCAGCTTGCGGGTGCTGTGGCCCGTCTTGGCCAGTTCCTGAATGTTGAACGGGTCCATGACCGTGAGTTTCCACGTATCCGGCGACAGGATCAGACACGAGTTCGCGTCCATCTCGCGAGACGCCTGGATCTTGTGGAAGCCGAAATCCGACTTGTACACGTCGATGGCACCGAGGATGGTGACGTCGCCCTTGCTGACCTCATTGGTCGCCTGGACCACGCCGGTGAATGCCGAGATATTGACCTTCTGAGCCGGGCCCACCAGAACGTCACTGAGCTTGCCCTTGCCGTTCGTGTACGCGCTCTGAATCGTGCTCTTGAAGATCGTCGCGGTAAACGAGCGGTTCGTGCCGGCGGTATGCACCGGCACGAGGCCGGAACCGCTGTTGTAACCGCCGCCGTTGGCTCCGGACGCGCCGAGCGAGATGTTCGACGTGATCCACGGCTGAGCCCCGGCGAGCTTGCCGGCCACCGAGGTCGTTGCGGCGACAGAGGCATAGTTGCCGCTGATGCGCTTTTCGATGTCCATCTTGATGGCCTTGGAGGCGTTGACCACCTGCCGGGCCAATTCCTCCCTGCCGTCGACCGTCTTGACGCGGGCCGATAGGTCCGACACGCCAAGCGTCTCGTCAAAGATCTGGACGTGATTCTTGACCACGGTCGGCACGGTCTGCGAGTCGTTCGTCACGTCGTCGCCGTCAATCGCGGCGTTGTCGTGGTTGGACGCGCGGATCGTATCGAGCGACCATTCCGGCGTGCGGCTGATGGTCGTGTCCCGGCCGATCATGTTCTGAAACGGCGTATCGGTCGGGGTCTGAGTCATGATCTGCGCAGCCAGGTCTTCCCGGTTTCGGAAGCTCATCGACTGCGTGGTGTTGGAGGGTACTGCCATGAGTGCGATTCCTCAGAGAATTTGAGACAATGCGGCGATGGCGTCGGCGTCGCTTCTGGTCTTGTTGAAGCGGGCCACTGCGGCATCGCGCTGTGGATTGCTGGACATTGATTGACGAGCCTGCCCCTTGATGAGCTTGGGCTTCGCCTGCACCACCCTCGCCGCCTGCTCTTTGACCGCCTCGTGTTGCAGTCCTTTCAGCGCAGCTTTAGCCAATGCGTAGAACGCCGGATGAGTGATTGAGCCGATAAGCTCTGCGCTCATCCCGTACTTGCCGAAATGCGTGATGAGATCGGTCTGCACCTTTTGTGCAACTTTCTCATCCTTCAATTCCGGCCAGAACTCGCGGACGGTGGCGTGATGCCGATTGACCTCTGCTAACCTCAGCATCTCCTGCCGTTCCGCAGTCTCCTTCCCGACGCGCTCCAATTCCTGAAGCGCGCCGTTGTATCGCTCGACCTGCGCCCGGTATTCGGCCATGCCGCGCGCATAGCGGTCCGGGTCGTAGTGCTCCGAATGAGGGTTCCCATAGGCGGGGTGCGGCGGCTGCGGCTCGTTGGCAGCCACCCACTGCTGCAGCCTGTGCCCGTACTGCTGTGCGGCCTCGACAGCCTTCAGCGTCGCCCTGTCGAACACTTCCGGCGTGACCAGGGGCTTGCTCTTGACCTCGGCAAGCTCCCGCTCAATGGCCCGCGCCTTGTTGGCTTGCGCGATCAGGTCGACGAGAGGGACACGCTTAGGCTGCTCGCCTTCCTTCTCCGGCGGGAGTTCGATCACGTCGCCTTCGTCGTCGGCCGCCGCAGTCGCTTCGGCTTCCTCGGCTGGCTCTGCCTCGGGTTCGGCTGATTCGTCGGCCTCCTGCTGCTGCTTGGCGAAGCGGCCGCCTTCGTCCCGAGCGCGCTCCGGTGCAGGTGACTTGTTATCCAAACCGAGAAGCTCGTGGATGTTGTCGGATAGCGCAGCAACGGCGTCGTCCGTGCTCGCGATCTTCGGAATCTGAAGCTCTGCCGCTGCGGGCTGCGTCGTCTGTTCGGTAGTCATGACTTGTTAACCTTGGCTTTCTGTATTTGACCGGTCGCTGCTGTCGCCTTTTGAATCGCTGCCTTAAGCTGGTGGCGCAGGTTGCGAATGACTAGGACGTGCACGCGATGGCTTTCACGATCTTCTGCCGAACCGCCCTCGATCGCGCGAGCGACCGCCGCGCTTTCGAGACGATCAAAAAACTTGCTGATAACGGGATCGTCTAGGAACTCCCGAATGCGCCGGCCGTCACGCTCCTGCTCGATCAACGGCAAAATGTTTAATTCATTCATGCGTCGAGTGTTCCTCCGGGCCTGAACCCATTGATCTTGACTTCGCCGCCCGACTTACGAATGGCGATCTCGTGCTCTCTGTCAGCACGCTGGCGTGACAGGTCCATTTCCATTTGCATGCGCTCTTTAGCGAGCATAATTTCCTGCGCCATGCGTTCGCGAGCGATTATCAATTCCTGATCGGTCCGCATAGCCGCGATCTTGGCCTCGCTGGCAACCTTGATCGTGGCAACGCGCTCATCAGACTCGGCTTTGATCCGCGCCATCTCGTGGGCCGACTGGACGCGCATGCGCTCAAGCTCTTGCTGGTGCGCCTGCTGCTGTTCGGCCAAGGTCGCCTTGTGCTGCGCTTCAGCCTGGGCCAACTGCTGCTTGCTTTGGACTTCGGCCAAACGCGGATCTGGTCCCGGCTCGGGCGGCTGATACTCTTGCGGGATCTCTTTGAAGAACGCTTCCGGCGCCTTGTACCCCATGGCCTCTGCGAGACGCGCCAGCGTGGCTCGGGCTTCCTTGACACCGCAGATCGGATTAGACGGACCGAATGCGCTGATGATTTTTTCCTGATAGCCGGAAATCACGGTCAGGTTCGCAATCTGGCGCTCACGGGTGGCGTTCGCCATGCCGACGTGAACAGAAGCCATCATGTCGCCCGGCCACATTGCCGGGTTGACCTCCATCGGCCGGCCTCGCAGCTTGATAACGCGGGGCTGGTCCTGATGCTGGCAAATCAGCTTGAGGATGCGGTTGAACACGCCTTCCAGGCCGACCGCGAGCCACCGAGCCATGATCTCGATGCGGGCATTGCTGGCAGACTGCAGAAGATCAATGCCAGTGGCCGTTTTGTTGGCCGCAGCTGGGTCGATACCCTGGTTCTGAGCGTTGACGCCCGAGGCTTCCTGCTTGCGCTGGTCAAAATAATTTAGTGCTCCCAACGCGCTCGAACTCACATCGGGCGTGACGAGATCAGAAACCGCGGCGCGCGCATCTCCGCGAACTGGAACCATTGCACCTATGCTGCCGTCGATGATGCGCTGCAACGCATTCGGATCGTCGCTGTCCAGCGCATCCATGTTGACGACTTTGCGCGGGATAAGCACCTGCGCCATGTTATCGAGAGCGCGGCGTGTCAGTTCCGTGCGGATCTTCTGATAGGGGACGACCGTATCGGCTAGGCTCAGCCCAATGGCGCGGTGCGCCACGCGAATAGGCGACCAGATCGACACTTCAGGTTCGTCGATCTGGACGTTTTCGAGAATGACGCTGCCGACACGCTTGATGGCGCGAAGCTCAGGGATTCCGTCCCCGTCGCAATCACAGCGAAGGTATTCCTCAAGGAGATCGACATTCGGAAACTCATCAACCTGGTCTCGCACGTTGCGCGGGGCTTCGCCGCGATGGCGCGCCTGTACGCGGATGTCCGGGTCGAAGCCGCCGGTTTCGGAAGCCACGATGCCGCCGCCGGCAAGCTCTGCGGCCTTTTCAGGGAATTGCGCTTGCAGTTCCGCAAGAGGCACCGCGCGCTTCACCACGCAATGGTAATTCGCCGTCTCGATCGACTTCGCGCGCCGGCTGATCCTGAAATCCTCTGGCGCAACGCACGAAACGTCTACGCGGCCCATGCGCGGGGTGTGGCGTACCTCCACAGTGAACGTCTGCGGAATCTGCGCCTCGCTCGGCTCCTCGTTTGCAGCGTCGTCGGGCTCGCCTTCGGCGCGATCCTCCAGAGAGCCGCTATCGGCTACACTGAGGATTTCATACTCAGGGTCACTGCTGAGCTGGACGAGCTGGTCCGGCCCAACGCCCTCCAGCGTTTTCGGCGGGCCGGGCTGCGGATCGTCCCAACACGTCTGGATGATCCCGACGCGCTGCTCAAGGCCGTCGAACGCAAAATCGTGAATGATCGCGTTGCCGTCGTTGTCCTTAAAAAAGACGTGGCTGATGTAGTCCGCAACTATCGACGTATCGCCGCCGCTTGGTGACTCGACGACAATGAAATCCTCAGAGGCAAGGAACGGCCTCAGCAAGCTCGGCAGGGTCCAGTTGATCGCGTCCATCACATCGGGCGTGACCACCTGCGACCGATCGGGACGTTCGTTGCCGAACGGCCTGTTATAGTACCGATCATGCAGGTCGGCCTGATCTTTCGCCAGTTCCGACGTGTAATAGGATGCCGCGTCGGCCTCTTCGTCCATGAGGCGGCGCAGCAGGTCGCTTTCTTCCATCAGCTTACGAATCCGAGGTTGGCGGTCATCGGCTGTTGCGTGGCCGTCACGATTTTTTTGCGCACATTCAAGGCGTACTCACCGAACGCATCTGCGCCGTGGCTCGACCAGTCGTGCAGTGGACGATCTCGAAAGCTCTTCCGCTTATCGTCCCACTCGCGGCGGTAATTCTTCAAAACCTCGATGCCGCGTTTACATTTCACAGCGTCGAACACGCACTTGGACAGAAACATGCGCACGGCGCTGATCCGCTCGACCGGATCGACAGCCACGCCGGCGCGAATTGCTTTAAGGCCGAGCCCCTCCAAAACGCCTTTGCGGCTTCGACCCGTTGTCAGTTCTCTGACCTCGATGTCATGGGGCAAATAGTGCGTGCCGTAGGTGTAGGGCTTGGCAAGCAGGAACTTTGCCGTCTCGTCCAAACCTTGGTTGTTGATCTCGTAATAGTCGATAACGCGAACCTCGCGCCCGACTTGCTGAAAGAACCAAACGGCGGTTGCATCATCGAGCCCTAGGTCCCAAGCCGTGTCCACTTGAACAGACTTTTCCCACGGCACCGCACAAATTCTGCCTTCGCTTTCGAGCGAAGCAATCTCTTTGCCGTAGTAAGCGCCGACGATCGCCGCATCGAAACTGCACTCGAACTCCTGCGCAAACTGCTCAGGTGTCATCATGCGCCGGTTGTCGGCAAGTTCTTCGGCGTCAAGGATTCCTGTCTCAGACGCCCTTAAACGCAGAGCGAACCATTCGGGTGACTCCACGGCTCCAGGCCACCCCGTCTCGGAGTTTCCGGCCCAAATGTCGTAGAATCCATTACGCCCTTTTGGCGTTCCGATGAACGTGCCCCAGCCCTTGCGATCGGCCAGAGTTGCACGAATGACCTCGGTCCAAGCCCTCGGGTCCATGTCCGCATACTCGTCAAGGATCACACCGTCAAAGTACAGGCCGCGAAGCCGTTCGTAATTGTCGGCACCGTAAAGACGGATGCGGGAGCTGTTCGGAAAGTCTACGCGAAGCTCGGACTCGTTGATCTCAACGCCGGGTATGACTCGCGTGTACTGCTTCAGGTATGACCAAGCCACATCCTTGGCTTGAGCATAGAACGGCGCAATATAAGCAAATCGACCGTTGCTCAGCTTGCACCGCAACGCGGCGTCGACCAGATCCATGATGCAAGCAACTGTCTTGCCGGCGCGGCGGTGAGCAACTATGCACGCCCAACGCTGCTTGCGCTCATGAAACGGTCTGAACTGAGGTCGCGACCTGTACCCTAGGTCAATGGTGACCGTCGCGGCCATTCACCACGTCCGGGACATCCAACGCCTCAAGGGCGCGAGGGACACCACTGATAACAGTAAGCGCAACCGGATTTTCCTTGTCGCCAGCGTGCGTCACCGCAGCAAGCCGCGGATGAACGTAGGCAGCGGCGGCCTTCGCAGCATCGACCCGCATGTTTAGGTCGTTGTTGGTGTTCCGCATCACGGACACGAGAAACTCTAGCGGAGTTTCTCCGCCGTTCAACGCGTCCACAGCAAGCTCTCTCGTCTTACGGGTCAGGGCAGAAACCTTTCGTCCGGCTCCATCCCGCTTACCACCCCTCGGCACAGGTCGATCCTTTGATTGTTTTGATTTTTTTGATTGTTTTCAGAAAATCAAACGCTCACTTCAGCGTGTAGACGGCGATGCCCAAGGCAGCAGCGATCTCTGCCGCGTCCTTTGCGGATACGTTGAAGCCGCCCTGGGCAATCTTGTAAACAGCCACGCCCGCGAGAATGCAGGCGACGATGCCCGTCAACCCGATGATCAGCGCCTTGGCTTGCTCGACGATCTGTCCAGCGTTCATGGTCATGCTGCCTTGAGGTTGCGCCCTGCTTGGGCAATGAGGGCTCTCCACTCATCCGAGCTGCGAGGCTCCTGCGAAACCAGAGCGGTAGAAGTGGGGAGGGA